AATGAATCTACGAATTGGGTTAGCTGGTGTTTTGTCATCACCAATTGGATTCTGACGAGCAAAACCTTGAAACAAATAACTGCGTTTCTTCCAGTATTTGTTTGCTAACTCTTTCAATGTTTCATCTTTATACCAAGGACGAACTTCAGTTAAGATTGGGCATTGTGCTTTTGGATCATACATCTCAACGCAAGGTACTTGTACTTCAATACGTTTGACATTAGGATCACCTTTAACTCCATTGAATGGAAGTTTAATAATCTGTCGTTCTACCCAGAAGTATGGGTTGTTGCTATCTGCATCAGGTAATAGACGCATTGTGGCTGTTGTGCCTTCGTCCATATTCCAGTGGGGGTAGATAGAGTTGTCTGATTGTTTCTGTGTTGAACCAGAAGTTGATTTGTTTTCTTGTGCCGCAATACGGGCACGAATTTCTGCTAATGATGCCATGATAAATTTCCTTATAAATTGAGATGGTCTCGTTTTTAATATTCGCCGCTTCCCTATGAAACGACTAACATAAGAGTTAGTATAGCATGTCTAACTCTCAATGTCGATAGTATTTATCCCTATTGTGGGTAAACACATTTTTTTGTATAGGTTTTTAACCCTTTTTAAATGTATGGTAGCCCGATAATTTTATCCAACATACGTTCATATGTTTTATCTAGGCTTTCATTAAACAATTCTTGTTGAACTGGCTGTTCCCATAATTTCATTTTAACATTATCTAACCAAAGTCTAACTTGTTCAGATGTTAATGGAGTCTTATCATTACCTAAATTATATAACAAAGGAACATATTGTTCTACTGTATCAGCTATTTGTTTATCGCTATAATCTTTTTCTGCTAAATCCTTAGCAAATCTTCCCTTAAACATAGCAAACAGTCCAGGCAAATGTTTAGTAATCCATTCATTGTAATTAGGATTACGATATTGTTTAGACGGTTTAATATCATAACCTTCATTTATACTTTCTTGTACATTAGCTGAACTGGGCATGTTCTGTTGTTTTTGATTATTCACAAGCCAAGATATATCTGCTACCTTTTTATCTGGTGCTGAATTTGAGCTAGTCATTTTTTCAATATTCTGATTAATAAAATCTAAACTTTGACTAATTTCAACCTTCATTTTACTAATATCTTCCGCATCTTGCATAATGCCGGCTCTTAACTCTCTTGATATCTCAAGTTCTTTATTCATGTCTGTACCAAACTTTTCAAGTTTATCAGAGGTAATTTTTTTATAATCACTGAAACTAGTCTTATATTCTTTAAATCTTAGTTCTTTAGCAGCCAATCTAGCTCTAGCATCTTTGAGACCTCTTGCAACTTCATTATAATTAACTGTTGCATCATTTTCAATATCTCTTACCATATCTTGTAACTTCTTAACATCTTCTTTATCAGTTGATTTATTTGTTTGCAACATTTTAACTTGAGAATTTAGTTCATTATATACTTTGGGATCCATTCCTGGTTTAGTTTTTAATGCTTCTAAATCTTTTTGAATTTTTTCTAATTCATCAGCACTAGCTTTTGCTTGTTGTTGTGTACCAGAACTACCGGTAGTTAACATACCACTAAGCTGTTTTAATCTAGCAACTTCTTTGTCAGTTTCAACAGATTGTTGTTCAAAATTTTGTAGTTCTTGACCCAAATCATTTACTACACTTCTTAGCCGTTCATTTTCACGTTTTTGAGTATCTATTAAACTATTTTGCTTTGAATCAGTTGTTTCCTGATTTTGCATTTCATCTGCAATTAATAATATCATTGCCTGTTCTGAGGAATAGCCAGGATATTTGTTTCTAGCTCTATATATTAAATCTTTGTCAACCGGCAAAGCCCTAACAGAACCATCATCAGTTCTTGGGTTTTCATTTAATAATGATGCTATTTTCATTTTCTAATTCCAGCAATATTTAATATTCTTGCTAAGTCATCTGAACCTTCAGCTACTGTTTCATTAGTTAACGGTGTATCTAATTTCTTAACAGGAGGTTTTGGAGTAGGATAATATGCAGATTTAGCACGTTTATCTGTACCCTTAATTTTAGGATTATCTACCCTAGGACTTACATGCTTCCATGGGTCAAGAGTATCTTTATCTTCGCCTTCACCAACTAGATCACCAATCGTTGCCGGCTTATTTGCTTTAGGACCTTTGTTACGCCATTGTCCTGCTTCACCCGTAGCATAGTCACCGGCGAACTCATCTTCAGATATAGGTTCTTCTTTATCGCTATAATTAGCACGGATATTTTGCATTTTCTTTTCACTAGCATGGTCTTGTCCAGCTTTACGTAATGCATCCATACCTTTTTTGCCATACTTCTTAATACCAAAAGATGCTTGTAATGCGCTTTCATCAACTTCATCTTCTTCAATAGTATTCATACGTTTCTTCAATGCAGACATACCAGCAGGACTAGTCATATTTTTCTCATCGGCTTTATCTAAATCTTGTTTAGTGACTTTCCAATCACCACCTTTTTCTTTACGATGAACTGCAGGCGTATTGATTTTCTGATCGGCTTGTTGTGCTGGATCTAACGCTTCTTCCATACTCATCAAATCTGATTCTTTCAAACCATTTTTTTGTAATATATTAGATAGTTGATATCTTATGCTTGTAACCATTTGCCTTGTGGGACTATCCATTTGTCCTTTAGATTGCAATTGTCCCAATTGGTCAATTAATTTTTTAAGTTCTTGTGAGTCATCATATGGAATTTTTAAGCTAGGTACTCGGTTGATATCGTAGCCAAACATTCTTGCTTCATCAACTGGCTTATCTTTTGGTTCAGGCTTCTTACCAGTTTGTGGAACACCTGCTGATTTTTGTAAATCTCTAATTAGGTCTTCTTCACTACCGCCACCTAATTTGTCAAATACTTTACTTCCAACTTTCTTAACGGTATCTAAGATGCCCTCATCTAACTCATCCTCTTCAGGTATTGCACCTGGATTACTTGACTGGGTATCTGATTCTTCTAAATCAAGTGAATCTAAATTGTCTTTATCAGTCTTTACATTATGATCCAATGTTTCTGCACCAGGGGCTTCAGTTAAACTATCAGCCCATTCGCTTAATTCATTAACTTCTTTCATCTCAGCTACTTTTTTATGTAACTTACTCAATATTGGCATTACACTTTCAATACGTGGATCTAATGTTTCTTGTACAAACAACTCATTTAAATTGTTTTCTTCTGCCTCATCTTCCATTAATGGAGGAATATATGATTCAAAGTACGCATTGTATCCACGTGCGCCACGCATCTTACTTAATGATTCTCTTAAACTTTGATAATGATTAATACCTTCATTAACTAATTGTTGTGCTGATTCGTTGAATTGATTATTACGTGTAGCACGAACAAATCCTGCCATCTTTTGATATTCTTCACATAAGCTACCAATATGATTCCAACGGTCATCATGCGGTAAACCACCTTCAGCTAAATGACGGGCATATATCTGAGCAATACCTGGCTTAGTTGTAGGAGCAAGAATTCTTTCACCCTGTGTATTCTCTAAGAAGATACGGTTTACATTACGATAACGTTGTTCACCTTCTTCAATTTGACGACTATGTTCAATAACAATCTTAACTGTTGGAATATTGTCGTTATAACTAGCTTTCTTACCCATTGGATAGTAGCCTTCTGATATTCTTTCTTGCTTTTTCATATGTTCCCTTTTTGCCATATCATATTTTAAATGGTCTCTGTTTTTAACTTCAAAACTCAATTGGTGTTGCTGTGAGAAACGTTTTAGATGATTCAATAGTTTATACCACGAATCATCACCGCCGTTATTTTCTTTTTCGCTGTTAGCAACATCATCACCAAAATAGATTACTAACTTGTGTAATCCATCAATAGATGCTGTTACTGTACCGTATTCTTCTCCGTCTTTAGTAAACTTAAACTGAAAGACTTCTGCTTCTTCTGGGACTGGAATTTCCTTACCCGAAGTATCCAATAGTGTAGGGGCATACCCTCTACTACGTAATAGCTCAAATAATGAGCGGTTGATTGATTCTTGATTTTTAGCCATATTGTATTTATCTTTTACCTCTTAGCTTATGACCGCAAAGAAGGGCAATGGAGCTATGTATTCATCATGGTCACGAATCTGTGTCTCTAAATTCACATGATAATCACTTAAATGCTGTAACATACGTGTAACTAACAAACTAGCCATAATCAAATCGTCTGTATCCCCGATTTTAGCGGCATAGCTTCCGCCGTGTGCGACAAACGCTTTTAGTTCACTTATAAGACTACGACTATTTACAGTCATTTTCTTGCTCTCAACCAATGTTTTAAACTTAGCACAACTTGCTAGTTTGCTTTTATTAGTTGTATTAAATCCTCTACGTCCTTTGCCTGCTTCGCTAATAAAGATACCCGGGATATTACTTTCCCCGTATTCGTTTAATGATATGATAGCGGCTTCCCCAATTCCATTACATTCAATAGAATAGTAGATGTTGTTTGGTTCGTTTGTACATTCTGCTATATATTTGCTTATCTGTGCTAATAGTTTAATCTGACTTGGGATATCCGTTTTATTATGTTTCCATTCACCTACTTGTGTAGTAGTATTTGCTTCAAAGATTTGTATGGCTGACGGGTCACCACCTGTACCTAAGCTTGGGTCTAATCCTACACAATAAATATTACCCTTCTTAGGCTTTTCATACCAACGTACTTGTCCTATACGACTTACAGGTTCTATACCTTCCATGGCTATCAATGTATTTGGATTAATCAATGTCTCATCAGCAATAATGAACTCGCACCCAATTTCTCGGTTAAAACGATCATCGCCGAGCTGTGCTTTTATTTCATCAGCCCACTTTTGATCTCGTCCTGGTTGTTCACTCCAATGCGCTCTATATGCTCTGAAGCCGTTAACACCTATTTCTGTTGTGTTACCAAAATCATCTTCGGTCTTGTTAGCACCCTTCCAAATATAAGCAAATTGATCCTCGTCACTGTTTGGTGTGCTTGTGATAATAGCTTTACCACCTGTTGACAATGTTGGTGTTATAGCTGTCCAGAATTCTTTAGCAATACTTGGTCTAACGAATGCAAACTCGTCCAAATATAATAGTGTAATAGACATACCACGACCTGTATTTTCAGTAGTTGTTGCACTTACAATACGACTACCATTCTCAAAGTCTAATGATCCTTTGTTGTATGTTGTTACACCAGCTTTAATATGATCGGGGCAGTTTTCATATGCATAACGAATACGTTGCATAATCTCCTGAGCACCTGTATATTTGTGTGCCGCAACCAAGATAGTACTGTCTGGTACAAACATGGCGTACCAGAGTAAGTATCCTGCGGCTGAAGTTGACTTACCAGATTGACGAGGCATCAAGCTGATACTATAACGATAGTTGTGATATGTTTCAATCAATCGTTTTTGATAGGGCCAAGGATGATAAACCATACTACCTTTAGTAGGGTGTTGTATCATAAAGAAGTTATCCATAAAATATAGATAACCTGTATCTGGGTCACAGCATTTAATAAAATCCTGTAGTTCTTTATCAGTTTTAAAAACTGTTTTAGTATAGGGATTCTTTACTAGTGAAGGTGTATTACTCATAATAAGTATTTATATGAGCAATTTAATAATGGTATTAAAAAAGCACTCCTAAGAGTGCTTGATGTTATTTGATATCTAATGGTCTAGCTTTAGTAGCAACAACACAATAGTAT